CCCCGCCGGTGCTTTGATGCCGGCGAGACGAGAATATCGTTTCGTTTCCTGTTCCAGGGGTGAGTGCTTCTATGCAGTGCACGAAGCCCTCACTCCCGGTCGCAGTCAACGACCGACAAACCATACGGAGAATCATGGGAACTTACACAACTCAGTCCAGACGTTTGGACAGTCCATCTTGGCGAATGCAAAGCAAACGCTGGTATGGGCCGGAGGATTCTACTCCTGACGAAGTGTATGACGACTACTGGAACGTCTCCAGTACTGCAGCGACTCTTCAACAAACTACTTCTTACCGAAGCAAGTCTGAGAAGAATCGTCAACCCGCTGATCTGTCCATGGATGAGATTAGGGAATTTGCCGATGTGACCAGAAATGGTCTCACCGAGCCAAACCCTCGTTTCGATAATGGACATGAGTTCTTCACTGCGAAGCGCTCACTGACAACATCACACCCGAACTGGGAGTATCGTTGGCAAGATCGGAATGCCTGGAGCTACTGGAGGAAGGGACCACTGTTCTTTACGGTTCCAACCTCTTGGGAGCTCTTTTATAAAGGCATTGGCCATCCGTCGTGTACATTGGAGAGTCAGAAACTCCTTTCGGGAGATTCTAACGCTCTAGGTGCCAAGTTTATCGCTGACACCATACCGACGAAGAGCCCGGTTTCACTCGCGGCAATTCTTGGTGAGGCCTACCAAGGCCTTCCATCCCTGATCGGGATGACAATGCTTCACGGCAAAGGTAACTCAAATGTTCTCTCCGATGTTGGTGGAGAATATTTGAATTACGCCTTCGGCATTGCACCTACGATCAGTGACACCACGAATTTGTTCAAGGCAATTGCTGAGATCAGTAAAATGATCCAGCAATACCATCGCGATGCAGGTCGTGTAGTCCGACGGAAGCGTGGCCTCCCACCTCAGAAAACTGTTGAGGTGACAGAGGAGGTCATTCCACCTTATTCGTCCAATGGCCCATTATGGGGTTGGCACGATGAGGCGGTAGCTTCCGTGGGCAAGATCAACCTCACCCGGAAGACCACTAGAAGAACGTGGTTTTCGGGTGCTTATTCCTACACTTTAGGTGATCACAGTGATGACGTGATCGGTAGGTTTAAGCAATTTGAGGAGAACGCTAATCGCGCTCTAGGGACCCGGCTTACGCTGGAAACCCTTTGGCAACTTGCCCCATGGTCCTGGCTCCTTGACTGGGTAGCAAACGTTGATGATGTACTTACCAACGCTACCTATCTAGGAAAGGACGGTCTGGTCCTGCGGTACGGCTACCTTATGAATCATGTTAAGGTAGTGGATACGTACAGCATGCCGCTCGGCGCCACCTTCAAGGGTGGTGCCAAAACGGGCCCAATCACGAATGTGCTTACGCTTGAAAGTAAAGAGCGTAAGAGGGCGACCCCGTATGGCTTTGGCCTCACTGACTCTAGCTTTAACGCTAAGCAGTGGGCCATTCTCGGTGCTCTGGGCTTAACCAAGGCGCCGTCGAAGCTGTTTTGACACACAGCTTCAAGCGGACGACACCCATCCTGGGTTAGTCCGTGCAGTACCTCCAGTATCGTCGTGAGACGACAAGTCGAAGGATGCACGTCATGGCCTACTCTGATCCTCAGTCTCTTACCATTTCCGGCACTGCTGTTTCGCTTCCGCGGACCAGCAGTGGTGTCGCCTCGGGGCAGTTCAACTCCCCGGACGGCACTGCCGTTCTCAAGGTCTCGCATGCCATTGGCAAGCGGGCCCGTCGGACGGCACGTGTGGAACATGCCAAGATTGCAGCTGACCCGCTTACCGCGGCGAACGGGAAGTTCTCGATGAGCGCGTACATCGTAGTTGATGTGCCGCCCGTCGGGTACACCGTCGCCGAGGCTCAGGCCGTTGTTACGGCTCTGACCACGTGGTTGACTGCCAGCTCTGGCGCGAACGTTGCCAAGCTGCTTGGTGGAGAGAACTGAGCCCGATCCTCTACGTCTTTTGGACGTGGATCGATAGCCTAGTTCTCCCATGGTGGAGACGTTTCCAGTGAGAACTGGGAACGAATCGCATAGTGTGACCATGGCCGGGATCCATGAGCTCTGTTAGGAGCCATAGTGAAAAGCCTGATCGCATTCTCGCAAGCCGTCCTCCAAGATCTGGGGGACAGATGCGGCATCAGCACCAGTCGTGACGCTAAAACTGTCACGGCTCGAACAGAACATGAGGGGCTATCTTTCTTAGGGATAACCCTTGCCAAGTTCGGTAAAGACTTCCAAAAAAGTCTAGACCGTGGCTGGGTAGATCACGACGACTTCGCTGGCTTCCAGCGGAGTCGGGGGCTCCCCCGATTTCTCGGAGGTTTCCTTGATCTTGTGTTCTGTCGCGAGACTGGCACGCTTCTTGCTGAGCCTAGCATTGACGCAATATCTAGTCTACATCAGTTTACTTCGATGTGGGCCAAGATAGAGGTCCCTTGCAGTGATGCACGGACCGATGCGGCTTTTGCCGGGTTCATCAAGTGTGAGCAGGAGCTTCGCGCGTCCGACGCGTCATTGTCAGATGAAGATATGTCTGACTTTGTGCGTGTTGGCCGGATGCTGTTTCGGGATTTGTTCACGGAAGTAGATCGTCAGATCTACAACTATGAGCTTACTCCGAAGCATGGGCCGGGTGCGACAGCTGAAAGGCTGTCGGCCAACTCCAAATACTCCCAATGGGAGTGGACGGAACGGCTGGATCGAGTGTTCCCTTTGGGGGACTTTCTCTTTCCCAACCCTGGTTGGTATCATGCCTACCAGGACGTGAAGCTTCTCGAACCCAGGGAGGAGAGACCCGTAAGGGTCATCACCGTCCCTAAGACGCTCAAGACACCTCGTATTATTGCTATCGAGCCAACCTGCATGCAATATACACAGCAGGCCATACTTGAGGCAATAACGGGATATATCGATGGGGATGATCTCCTGTCGAATATCCTCGGATGGAAAAGCCGGATCCCTAATATGGACCTGGCCCGCCAAGGTAGCCGTAATGGCGACCTTGCTACGCTCGATTTGAGCGAAGCATCCGATCGTGTCTCGAATCAGCAGGTACGGGCTCTCTTGCAACCGTGGCCTCATCTTTCTGAGGCTGTGGACGCTTGTAGATCCCGGAAGGCTGATGTACAAGGCCATGGTGAAATTCGCCTGGCCAAGTTCGCATCTATGGGTTCGGCGCTAACTTTTGCCATGGAAGGCGTCGTTTTCACGACATTAGTCTTCCTAGGTATAGAGCGAGCGTCAAGTGTTGCCATGACCCCTGCCCTCGTTAGAGGATACAGGGACCGGGTGCGCATCTACGGGGACGATATTATTGTTCCCGTCGATACGGTGCAGTGCGTGATCGATACCTTGGAGGCTTTTGGCCTCAAGGTGAATCGAGACAAGTCTTTCTGGAACGGAAAGTTCCGTGAGTCTTGTGGTGGGGATTATTATGATGGGCACGACATTTCACTTGTCCGTGTCCGTCAGATGTTCCCAACCTCACGCAAACAGCACGTGACTGAGCTTGTCGCCACGGTATCACTTCGGAATCACCTCTTTGATAGAGGCTTCGAAGCTGCCGTGGAGTACCTCGATGGGCTGATCTGTAAGATCATCCCATACTTCCCCGAGGTACCTCGGAACAGTTCAGCGCTTGGGCGCTGGTCCCATGACCCAATTATGGGTGATAGGATCTGTCGCGACTTGCACAGGCCTCAGATCAAGGCCTTTGCAGTCAAAGACACCATACCCGCCGATCCTTTGGGCGAGCATGGAGCTCTCATGAAGTGGTTCCTTAAACGCGGCGATCTGCCTTTCGTCGACAGGAATCATCTTGAACGTGCTGGGAGACCTCAGAGCTCACGCATCATCTCTGAGTGGTTCTACGTGGAGTAATCCGTGTAGATTCGGCATTAACAACGCCGAAGGAGGGTTTCTTTCCTCAGGGCCGTAAGA